GATACCATTGTTTCCAAGTTCAGTATCTGAGGTAACAAGTCTAAGTTAAACGTATAAGTTTTTTCTGAGGACTCCGAAACAGGAAGTGCCTTGATATCCTGGATAACATCTGTTGCTTCTGCACTCAGTTCATCTCCCATAACAATAAGACTGGAAGCATTATCTAGTTGGTCTGAGAATGAGGATGTTATCTTATTTAATTTTTCTGCTATTAAGTCTGCTTTTTGAGTTATTTCCATATCGAACTCCTTATGTCTATTTATATTTAGGTTTAATTAGATTGTTCTTGATTTTGGTTTTAGTTTGATATATAATATAAATGTAATCAGGAATTTAAGGAGTGTGATATGAAATACACTATTTACTACACTGATAACTGGAGATGCAGAAACAGAGGTTCAGGAAGAGATGACTTTATTAAAGAGGTCTATGAGTTTGAAAATGATAAAGATGCTTTACTCGAGGGAATAAGTCTCCAGGAAGATGAAAGCGTTGAAGATATTTTAGAAGAATTAGATGATGGATATGAAACATCTGAAGAAGAATTAAAAAGAATTTTAGAAGATACAGATTATGGCTTCGGAAACCCAGTGGTGTTTTGGATTAAGAATGGTTCAAAGAAGATTTATGACACAGGGTTGACAAGAACAATATGGAATAGAGAATTTAACTAATAGATTTTTTTAAACCCTGCTTAAAAACAGGGTTTATCATTATGAGGATTATTTGAATGTATACAATTGAAAAGACTTTTACTGGTGATTTAGCACACAGAATTCATAATCAGAACTTAGACTCTAACTTTACTGAAGGAAACTCTAAGGTCTTAAAGTGTAGAAGGCTCCACGGTCATACTTTTAGCCTTAAAGTCAAACTGGGTTCTGAAGAATTAGTTGATGATATGGTTTTGGATTATAATGAAATTGGTTTCGTTAAGAATATGATTAACGATATCTTAGACCACAGAACACTCTTATCTAAGAATGACCCATGGTTTGGCAAGATTTTGTGCATAGTTCCTGAGTACTGGGAGCAATCATACGGCGTTCCTCCTCTAAAGGAAACAGAATGGGATTGCGAACAGGTAGACATTAGCAATATCGAAGACCAGGACATTAAGGAATTTTTAAGTTCGTTTACTTTAGTTCCATTTACCACAAGCTCTGAGAATATCGCTAAGTGGATTTATGGAATCATAGAAAAAAGAGTTGATACATATAATAAAAGAAACAACACAAACGTAAAGGTTTTGAGTGTTTCTTATAAGGAAACTCCAAATTCAGAAGCAATTTATTTAGGATAAAAATGAAAAAGGAATTAAAGACAGTAAGACTGGATAAGCTAACTCCTTATCCAGGAAACCCAAGACATAATAATCAGAGCGCCAAAGTAGTAGCCGAATCCATCAAACAGTTTGGCTACATCAACCCAATTGTAGTAGATGAAAACTATGTCATTTTAGCAGGAAACACTAGATTCAAAGCCCTTAAACTCTTAGGATATGACATCGCTGAAGTCTTAGTTGTAGAAGGGCTAACAGAAGAACAGAAGTCAGGGTTTGTGGTAGTCGATAACAGAGCAGGCGAATTTTCAAGATGGAATATGTCAGCACTAGACAGGATGATTAACAGAGGAGACTATGACCCTGAAGCACTGAAAGCATTTGGAATTCAGAGTGTAGAAGAAGTTAAGAGGCAGATTGAAAAGTTAATCTTAGGAGATGAAGGAGTTAAAAGTGTCACAAAGCTCGAACAGTGGTAAAAGTTTAGTCTTTGGCCTCAGTGGAGTGCTCTTTAACCAGTTAGATGGTCTGAATGCTCCTCATGAAAGAAGAAAGATGATAGCAGAGAGGATTTTTAAATCCTTTGACAATGATTTTTTGATTTGTGCTCAGAATTTCACATATAAAGGAGCACAACTCTTTGCTGAGTTAGGTCCTGAAATCGAAAACAGATGCTACATAGACTCAGGTGGTTTTATTCTGTTTAAGAAAGAGATGGAATGGGGCAAAGACGACCCCAAGTTCATCAAGATGTGCGAAAGAACTAAAAACAGATTTTTGAAGATGCTGACATGTATAAAGTGTAAGGAGTGCTTTGAGTTAGATAATGAGTATTTTAGAAAAGATGAAGACCTGTTGAGTCCAAAAAATTATCTTAGAGAAGAAGTTAAGGCGATAACAGGGTTTTATCCTACTCCTGTTTTTAAGATGCATCAAGGGTTTGAATACTGGAAGAGACTGTGTGAGAGTGACCTTTATCCAAGATTAGCCATTGGAGGCTTAGCACAGACATCTTCATGGCATAAGTATCCTGAACAGTTAAGACTAATGGTAGCATATGCTAAACTGTTTAATAAGAAAGTTCATTTCTTAGGATGTCAAAATGCGGCAACATTTAGACAATGCCAACCTGATACTGTAGATTACAATATTACACAGTTTAACATCACCATGAGCCTAGCAAGAAGGAATAATCCAGAAGCTACTGAAAGAGAGTTGTTAAAGCACTTTCCACTGTACGCATTTGCCATGGCTAAGGTGAGGTCATTTTTATATGACTGTTTTAAGAGGGAAGGCGAAGAAGACGAGGATACAGAAGAATGATACATGGACTTTCAAAGAACACTAACAGTGTCTTTAGTTTTGAAAAAGATGATGAAAACAGAATTCAACCAAATGCTTTTGATTTTAAAATTTCAAGAGTCTTTAGATTTAAAACAGATTTATTTGTTCTAAATGAAGATGACTCTAAGACTCACAGACAACAGGAAGAGATTTTTCCTGATGAAAATGGATTTTGGACTCTAACAGAAGGAGACTACAATGTCCTGACTGATACAGAGTGTAAAATATCAGAGGGCGAAGCAGGATTTGTTATTCAGAGAAGTTCTCTGAATAGAAATGGCATCTTCCTTACCTCAGGACTCTATGACTCAGGTTTTGACAACACTGTGGGCTGTGTTATGCATGTCTGTGGGAATGGAGTTTTTAAGGTCCAAAGAGGTTCAAGAATAGGTCAGTTTATTCTAACAAAAGCAGAAACACTTAAACTTTATAATGGATCTTATAATAGAAAATGAATTTAGAAACATACTTTAAACTTATAAGTGACTTAATTCTGAAAATCAAGGACTCACAATTTAAACCTGACTGTGTTGTAGGGGTAGTAAGAGGAGGATATATTCCATCTGAAGCTATTTCAAGAGCACTTAAAGTTCCTTTAGTCTTAGTAAGAGCATCTTCGTACTCTGACAAGTCTAAAATTGGAAGTCCAGTTATCTCAGAATTTATTGGAAAGCCTTTTGGAAAAGTTCTAATTGTAGATGACTTAGTTGACTCAGGTGAGACTTTGTTACAAGTTAAAGAGATTTTGAAGGATTTTAGTCCGAAGACTGCTGTTATTTGGACTAAGAAAGACAACATTGCTGATTTCTTTGTTAAGAGAGTTGAACCTGAAACTTGGATAGAACAGCCAATGGAAATGTTTGATTTAGTTTAGAATATATAATATAATAAAGAATATCTTATTTGAACAGGAGATTTTAAACAGTTATGATTGAAGTTGAAAAGACAAACCCAGAATTAGGACTTAGAGTAAAAGAACATTTAAAGTCAAAGGGACTTCTTAACATTGAAGCAGATAATGACTTTTCCAGAGAAGAACGCATCAACATCTTAGAAGACAAGTTTAGAGATATTATCAGAGTGCTTGGCCTAAATCTTGAAGATGGAAATCTCCAGGAGACTCCAAGACGATTAGCTAAGTTATATGTTAATGACTTATTTGGCGGACTAGACTGGACTAAGTTCCCTAAGTGCACTGCTATTGACAATGAATTTGTAGCTTATGATAATTTTGTTTTGGTTAAAGACATTAGAATTGTGAGTGTTTGTTCGCATCACTTTATGCCTTTCTTTGGTGTAAAGAACAATATCTTTGGCCCTGGATGTAATATCGCTTATATCCCAAACAAAAAGGTCTTAGGTCTTTCTAAGTTATCTAGAATTGTAAACTTCTTAGGTTCAAGACCTAATACACAGGAAACTCTAACAGCACAGATTGCTGAAGTCCTAGCGTTTATCACAGAAACAGAAGATGTCGCAGTTTTGATAAATGCCAATCATACTTGTATGTCGTTAAGAGGCTCCAGTGACCCAGGCGCTAACACTGTCACACTATATTGTAAAGGAAAGTTCCTCACAGACGGCAAACTCCGAAGTGAATTTTTAAGCACTAAGTCACTTTAGTATTACAATCTTCTAATCAAAGCACTTAAAAAATAAGTGCTTTTATAATATAAGGAAACTCAAATGCTTGTATCACACGAAGTTCCAAAGAGTCTGTTGGACCTTTCATTGTTATTTAATGACTATGACTATTTTTTAATACATCAGATTTTTAAATTCCAGGAATACAGGGATTTCTTTAAAAAATCTAAAGACCTAAACAGAAGACAAATTTTAGATAATTCTTTATATGAACTTAAGGAGACCTTTGACCCTGATGTATTTGCTGACTACATCAAAGAATTGAAGCCTTCAGAGTATCTTATTCCTGACTGTTTCAATGACTTCCAGAAGAACTTAGACCTTTTTGATGACTGGATGTCCAAATACTGTGACCTTCCAGGACTCAAAATAGCGACAATCCATGGAAAAACAATGAAAGAATTCCAGGATGCTTATAATATTTTTAAGTCTTATGATATAAAGATAGCTTTTAATTTTGCAGAAGATGCATACAAACAGTTTCCATCTCCAATAGAAGGAAGATACAGATTTATCAACTCCGTAAATATAGACAGGACGAAGAAACATCACCTCTTAGGATGCACTAATGCTTCAGAGTTTTTCTACTACAGGAACTTTGAGTGGATAGAAACTATTGATACTTCTAATCCTATCATGGTGGCTTTTGAAGGAAATAGATATCCTATTTTCTCAAAGCCTAAGCTAGCAGTGGATGATACTCAGGACATTGAAGTAACAAAAAAGATAAGAGATGATGTTCTTTATAATGTAACTATGTTTAAGGAAACTATAAAGAATGACAAATCGAAACTACACTCCAGTGTTTAAGGAAGGAAATGTAGACCTTTCTGAATTTGATTATCCAAGATGGGGAGACCCAAGTGAAGACGAAATCAAACTGAAAATTATGAAACAGTTTATATGCTTTAATAAGACGTCTCCTTCAAAAAAAGTTCTCAAGGATGGTACACGAGTAACTAAGGACTCTCCAGACGAAGATTTCATTGCTTATTTTGACCAAAAGTTTAGCCCTCTCCTTCCTCCTGAAAAGGAAATCATAAAAAGAAAGGACTGGGCTACATTTGAAACATTTGTCGGTGAATCCTTGGAAATTCTCCACCACCCTGTCTTTGAAAAAATGGCAGAGTATATCAGAAACAACAGTGTCCAACAATCTGACTATCTAGTCATTTGTTGCTGTGGTCATAAAAAGCCTTACTCAACATCTGAATTTTTTAGAGGATTCACACATCCATTAAAACTCGAAGGCATGACACACGCTTACGACTTAGTTGTCTTATCATGTTCAGGAGTTATCCCTATCAACGAAGGGAATGACTTCTCATTCTGTTATCCATTTAGACAATATGACTGGAATCATGGAAGAGAGCATGAAAAGGGAATTAAAGAGGATGCCTTTGAACAAAGATATTTTTATATTAAAGAATATCTTAAAACCAAAAATTACAAAAAAGTGGCTATTTCCTCAAGAGAGACTGGGGACACATTTATCAAGATATACAACAGACTGAAAGAGGATTTTCCAGATATCCAGTTCATGAAAGTATATGACAGGCAGGAAGTTGAAGACTGGATTACTGGAACATATGGGTATGTGAAGGGAACAAAGGAATTTAAGATGACTGAAACCAGAACAATGCTACATCCGAGAGTAGTGACCAAAATCTTGAATTTCTTTTATGGTTCTCTCCCTGATGTGTGGATACAGTATCTTAAAGATTTTGAAGAAAGATGTGCAAAGAAGAGACAATACAAACATAAAAAATAACATTTAAGTTATAAGTGTGAGCATCAAAAAAAGACAATTGGTTTCAATTGTCTTTTTATTTGGTTTATTATATAATAAGACTATAATTTAAATAAGGAGAACTTAGATGAAAATTGCTATTTCAGGAGTCCAGTGCACAGGAAAAAGCACTGTTTTAAAAGAACTTCAGAAGATGCCAGAGCTTTCAGGATATGAGTTTGTTTTTGAAGGAATTAGAAACCTCAAGAATCAAGGAAAAATCAAGATAAACGAAGATGGGAATGATTACACTCAGATGGTTATAGCCAATTTTCATAAAGACAACCTTCTGAAGGAAAATGTTGTTCTGGACAGATGTATCTTAGACTGTTATGCATATTCATTGTATTCATATCAAAAAGGTATGATTTCAAAGGATACTCTTGACAATGTCACTAAGATATATAATGAAACAGTAAACCAGTATGATGTTATCCTCTATCTTAGACCTGAATTTGAGATGATTGAAGACGGTGTAAGAAGCCTTAACAAAGAATTTAGAGATGAAGTTTTAAAAAATTTTGAGTCTTTAATAAAAGACCTTAAAAATGTTGTTGTTCTTTCAGGAACTGTTGAAAACAGAGTAAATCAGTTTAAAGCGGTATTAAAGTATTTTAAAGGGAAAAGAAATGGATTATAATTTACCAAAATCAGACAAGCCAGTTGTTTGTGTTTTAAGTGGAGGTTTAGACTCCACTGTTTTAGCTTATCTGTTAAAGAAGCATTACGAAGATGTAAGACTCTTAGCATTTAACTATGGGCAGAGACACAGTATCGAGTTAGAAAAGGCTAAGATTACAGCAGGAAAACTTAATTCTCCTTTAAAGATAATTGATATTTCTTTTATAGGAGACATTGTCAAAGATGTTTGTTCATTGTCAGACAAAACAACTGTTAGTCTTCCAACTAATGAAGAGTCTAAGGATGATGTTCAGGCAAACTTTGTTGTTCCATACAGGAACTTAGTCTTTCAGAGTATCGCTTTAAGTTATGCTGAGTCCTTAAGAGCAGAGTATGTCTTTTTAGGTATTCAGAATGGTGATAATAATGGTTTTTGGGATTGTAGACCAAATTACTATGAAAAGCTAAATGAACTAACATCTTTAAACGACTTATACAAGATAAAAGTATTAACTCCTTTTATTGACTTGACTAAGGTTGAGGAAATTGCTTTAGGGGAGATGTTAGGTGTTCCATTTGAAGATACTTGGACGTGCTACAAAGGTTCTAAAGATGGAAAACCTTGTGGTATTTGTCATAGTTGCGCTGAACGATTAGAAGCATTTAAGAAGTTAGGGTTAAAAGACCCATTGAATAATTAAGACAAATAACTTATAATATCATCATATCAAGAGGATATTTTTAAGGAGTTAAAATGAAAGAAGCTATTTTAAGTTGCAGTGGTGGATTAGACTCTACATCATTACTTTTGAATCTTTTAAAGAACAATTTTAATGCCCATATTGTAAACTTTAATTATGGTTCCAAACAGAATATTTTTGAATTGTGTTTATTATATAAAAACATAGAATATTTAAAGTCAAAAGGCTTTAATGTCGACTATAAGACCTTAGACATTTCTGATGCAATGAGTAATCTTAGTTCATCTTTAACAAGAAAAGATGTAGAAACCCCTGAAGGCGCGTATAACTCAGAAAATCAGAAAGTAATCTTTGTTCCAAACAGAAATGCTATCTTTGCTAGCATTATCTATGCACAAGCATTAAGTCTCTATAACGACACAGGAAACGATGTTAGTATCTGCATGGGAATTCATGCTAATGAAGTTTCAGTCTATCCTGACTGTACACCTGAGTTCTTTGATACTTTGTTTAATGCCTTCCAGAAGGGAAACTATAACCCTGAGCACATCTTTGCTTATAATCCCTATGTAAATGTTACTAAGCAAAAGGTCTTAGAAGATGCTATTGACAGTTGTGAAAAATTAGGTTTAGACTTAAATGTCATAATGAAGAATACTTTAAGTTGCTATAGTCCAAAGAATGGAAAAGCTTGTGGAAAGTGTCCTACCTGCATAGAAAGGCTGGAAATATTCAAGAACTTAGGATTAAAAGACCCTGCTGAATATGTGAAGTAAAAGTCTTGTTTATATATAGAAAAGAAGATTAAAATATTTTATAATAAGGATATCTTTTAGATATCCTTTTTATTTGATGGAGAAACACATTGAGACTTTTTGAGACAACATTTAGAGATGGTTACGACTATTTTGAAAGATACTTTAACACTGAGACTAACAAGTCAGAGTCACACAAGATAGACTCTAAGTATGAGTATTTTGTTCCATACTCATTTGGAGAGTACAAACTCATTACAGACCAAAATCTTAGATTAACAAGATTAGAAGGAACATCTAAACAAGCAAAAGACCAAATGGGTGTTATACAACCTGTTTATAAGCATATCAGAGATACCTATTGGAAAAATGGGACTTATAATCTTAGTCCAAGAATAGCATACTTAGATATAGAAACTAGAGCAAAAGGGGAGCCTGACCCTTTAAATGCCCCTGAACAGATTACTTTAATCCAGGTCTTAGACTCTAAGACTAATCAGGCGATTGTTTTAGGACTTAGACCTTGGGAACCTGAAGAAGACTATAAGTTAGAATGTGATGTAAAGTATGTACACTGTCAGGATGAAATTTCGCTGTTAGAGACATTTGTAAAAGTCTTTAGAGCAATTAACCCTGTGGTTGTGTATGCTTGGAATGGAGATGGATTTGACTTTCCTTATCTCTATAACAGAATGAAGAATTTGGGGTTAAACCCAAATGATTTGTCTAACTATGGAAGCGTAAAGTTAGATATAGTTGAAGACCCTAAAACACACAGAAACTGCTTTAAGTTAAATTCTCCAGGACATCACTTCCTGGACTTAATGGAAGTTTATAAACGATTCGTTCTGAGTCCAAGAGCTTCTTACGCATTGGATTCAATCGCTGAAGTTGAGTTAAATTCTCACAAAGTAGACCATTCCGAGTTTCCTACTTTTGACTCTTTCTATACTGGAGAGGCTTATACCATTTCAGATAAGCCTTATTCAGAAAGAATAAGAGAACAGATAAGACAAAGATATATCAAGAAAAATTCCTTAACAGAAGGAACACAAGAGTATGATGAAAATATGTCTTTGTTATTAAAAGACATCAATTTTCAATTTGTGTATTATGGCGTTATCGATATTGTTCTTTTAAAGAAGATAGATGAAAAGAGAAATCTGAGTAAGATTATCGTCAACATTTCTAAGACAATGGGCGTTAACTACAAAGATGTTTTGGGAACAGTTAAGCCTTGGTCACAGTATATCAGCAATGTAGCTTTAAATGAAGGTCTCGTAATGCCTAAACTTGAGCAGATTGAAGCTACACAGTATGAAGGTGCATTTGTAAGACATCCTGTTAAAGGAAAGCATAAGTGGGTCTTAAACTTCGATGTTAACTCTATGTATCCTCAGTTCAGTATTGCAGGATTTGGAATGAGTCCCGAGAACTTGGTTCCAATGGCTAAACTCCCAATGGAATTAAGAGACTTAATCCAAAGATATTTTGCTAATAAGTCAGACCAGGAAATCTTAGACATTCCTGAAACTGTTTGGGATGAAGTTACTCCTATCTTAGTTAAGCATAATCTTTGTTTGACAGCGAATGGGACCTGTTATAAGAGAGACTCAGTTGGAATTATTCCAAGACTTGTAAATCAAATTTATGACGGAAGAAAGTTAGACAAAAAGGAAATGTTCAAGTATGAACAAAAAGCAGTTGAGATAGAAAAGGTCTTAGAAGAAGGAATTTTTGGAAATAAAGAATTAGAGGAAAATATCGATATTCTTAATATAAAAGACTTAAATTCTTATTCTAAGAAATCTTTAGAGTCCTTGTTAGAAAAAACAGACTTTATGGTAGACAGACTGAATACTGAACAGCTAACAAAGAAAATTCTGATAAATGCTCTTTATGGAGCAACAGGAAACGCTTTCTTCCCTCTTTATAATAAAGACTTTGCTTCTGGAATTACAGCAAACGGAAGAATCTTCATTCAGCAAACAGCTAACATGATTAGACAGAAGTTCCAGGAACTTATCCCTTGGGCTGAGGAGTATATAGTATACGGTGACACAGATAGTTGTATTGAAAGTACTATGATAAATACTGATAAAGGAGATATTAAAATAGGCGACATATACAACTCAACAGACTCCAAAGAAGTCGAATACAAACCAGGGAAGTTCTTTAAAGAAGTTAATGGGGTTAAAGCACTTTCGGTTGATAAAGACTCTAAACTTGAATATAAACCTATCAAATATGTAATGAAACATAAGGTTAAAAAGCGTTTATTCAAGATTAAATGCAATGGGAATGAAGTTGTAATCACTAACGACCATTCTATAATGGTTAAAAGAGATGGAAAGTTAATGGAAGTTAAACCGTTTGAAATCAAAAAGACTGATAAGTTAATTCTTATAAAGGAAAATAAAAATGCCTAAGAAAAATTCACTTGGAGGACAGTTCTCAAAAGACATTAAGGGTTTTGAGAACGAATATTTCTTCCTTAAGAATTTGTATTCAGAAAAAGGATGGTCTCAAAGTGCTCTGACACATGTTATAAGAAGATTTGTTGAAGGTTGGAGATATGATGGATTAGACAAAGTCCATCATACTCCTGTGAGTTTGGATCTCGAAAGAAAAGTCATTCTTCTGAGAGGTCTAGGTCACAACAGACAATCTAAGATATACTTCACTACACAGTACGGCGAACATCTTGGCGAGATTAAATTCAAAGAAGTCCAAACCTTTCAAGCACTTTCAAACTCTAAAGAATATAAAGGAATGACTGATGAAGAGTTTAAACGATATAATAATTCAAGAGCTATTACTTTAAAGAATATGATTAAAAAGTATGGAAAGGAAGAAGGAACAAAGGTCTTTAATGAATATAGAGAAAAGCAAAGATACAAGAAGAGCAAACAGCGTTATATCGATGAATTTGGAGAGGAACAAGGATTAAAGATTTTTAAAGAGATAAACAAAAAGAAAATCCAAAGTCTCGAGAATTTCCAAATAAAATATGGAAAGGAAGAAGGTCTAAGAAGATATAGAAGCTTTGTAGAAAGCCATCGAAAGGGGTTTTCAAACGTAGCATCGAATCTTTTCGAGCAAATTGAATCGCTGATGAACTCAGACAAAGTTTCATTTTTATATCTTCCAAAAAATTCAGAACTCCTCTTGGAAAAAATTGGAGGGTTTTATAAGTATGACTTCTGTATTCCTGAACTAAAATTCATCATAGAATTTAATGGAGATATATTCCATGGAAATCCTCAGTTATTCAACGAGTCTGATTGTCCTAATCCATTTGACAGAACCCTCACAGCAAAACAGATGTGGTCGAATGACAAAGAAAAGATAGATTTAGCCAAGTCAAAAGGATTTGAAGTGATGGTTATTTGGGAAAGAGATTATAGAAACGACCCTGAGACTATTATGAACAACATAATCCAAACTATAAGTGAAAAATTGAAAAATTCTTAGTTTTATATTATAATAGATATTATTTTAACAAAGGAATTTTAAATGGAAGCATTTGAACTAATAGAAACGTCAGATTTTGAGATAGAAGACTTAGGAATCCAGGAAGAAGATGTGTATGACATAGAAGTAGAGGATAATCATAATTTCTTCGGGAATAACATCTTACTCCATAACTCAGTTTACTACACTGTTGAGCCATTTGTTAACAAGTACTTAGAAACCCATCCAAATGCAGATAAACAGGAACTAACAGATTTTTGTCTTAAATTTGCCAACAAAGTGGTACAGAAAGTTATTGATGACTCAATAGACTTAATAGCTAAGAGATTTAACTGCCAGGACAAGTCAAGAATGGCCGCGAAGGTAGAAGTTGTTTGTGATGTGATGATTAACTGTGCTAAGAAGAAGTATTATGCTCGAGTCTTAGATGCTGAAGGAGTAAGATACGACCCTTTAAATCCGCATATCAAGATAATGGGATTAGAGTTAGCTAAGTCAACAACCCCTCAGTGGGTTAAGGATACTATCAGTCAAGCAGTTCCTATCTTGTTTGATAAAAATGAGCCTGACCTAAAGAACTGGATAAAAACAATTAAAAATTCTTATCTCCAAGCATCTTTGTGGGATATCTCACAAGTCTGTAAGACAAATAATCTTAAGTATGAGATAGGAGGAAAGAATGTTCCATTTCAAGCTAAAATGGCTTTGGTCTATAATAAGTTTATAAAAGACAACAATCTTCAAAGTTCGTTTAGACTCATCCAGGAAAGAGAAAAGTTCAGAGGATTAAGGCTTGTAAAGAATAATCCATTTGGGGTTGACATCATTGGTTATTGTGACCTTAGATTTGCTGAGAAGTATCTAAAACCTTATGTTGATTATGACTCAATGTTTGATAACACATTCTTATCAGCACTCAAACTAATGACAGACTGTATGGATTATGATGTCTATGAAAAAGTCATTTCCATAGACGAAGACTGGTAATTTAAATGTTTAAAGGGTCATTTGATGACCCTTTTAAATTTCTATGTCTTTATATAATAAACATGATTTAAATGTTCTTAGAAACTAAAAAGTTTCTACT